TCTGGAAGTTGGCTCTCAATAATTTTATTGAGTTGCACTCTCTTCTCAAATTGCGACATATTTTATTTCCTCTCTAATGCTCCGTTAGAATAACTTGAAGTGTAATAATCTCTTGTAAATGCTACGCCAGAAATATCTTCACCAGATGCAATCACATCTTTAACCATATTTATTGTACTACTTGAAACATTAAAACTGAGATAAAGATCCTTAAGACCAATAACATCATTTGATTCTGGGAATGCTTGAATCTCAACAATATTATTGGGTCTTTCAGTTTCTACAATGTTTATGGTGTTAAGAATTACTTCACCTTTCTTGTAGTCAACATAACCAGCATCTTTAGCAACAACTACTCTGTTTCCGTTTGCATCATTCTTAACTAACGAAAGTGTTCCCTTTTCTGCAGAAAGAACTTGAGGTCTTGAAAGGAATACCTCAGATGCTTGAGTTCTGTTGTTTACATTAGATTGATTTCCTGGAGTTCCTGTTATGATTTGAGGCGTATCTGTTATGTAAACAGTTGATGATTCCCCAGCAATCTTAAATCCAGTAGATTTAATATTCAATCCATTAGGTTTAACATTGAATCTATTGCCAAAGCACACTTCATACTGTGCAAATTGACCAACCAATGCTTTCATATCTCTTCTAATCTTCACCTTAGTGATATTAGAAGTGATTGCACTATCAACCCTATCGATCAATTGCAGAATCTTACTGTACTTAAATCGTCCACCAAATTTATTCATATCAACGTCCTTAGAATATGAAGTAAGGGCATTGATTACATTAGTTCTTAAAGCATTAGAACTTGAAATCTGTGCGGTGTTATAGTAAATTGAAGAATCAATCTCAACATAGAGAATCTTGAGATCTACAATCTCCTGATTGATCCCTGCAATTGAGTAATTTTTGATCTTATTCAGGATGTTCTGCTTATCAAAGTCAGAAACATATGTACCGTTCTTGGGTTTAATACTGATCTGAACACTACCATATCTGGGAGGTGTTAGTTCTTCACCACCAACAACTGCAACAGACTCTGTATTGGGATAAATCGACTGAATGATTGCCTCATAATCCCTTGCAGTGACTGCTCTGTACTGTGCAGAATAGAGTCTAGGAGCGAAGTATTTGATGGAGGATACTTCCTCTATCTCACCACCATTCATCGCCTTCTGGACGGTATTAACGGTGATAGAGGAGGTAGGAATTAGTCTGATTCCTGCATCATCAATAAAGTTTCCTTGGAAATCAAACTCTGATGCACCATTACCTGCTGCACCATCAGTAACAATATATCTTACAGTAATAACTGCATTATTCTCTAACTGCTTACCAAAGTATCCATCACCAAATAACAACTCATATCTTTCATCCTGAACTTCTTGTAACAAGAAGATCTCAGAGTTTTTATTCAGATTAAGGATATTATCAACGTGCTTGAACTCTCTACCAAGACCAGTATCATTGATACCCTTAACATAGACTCTAATAGTCGATGCATCAATATTAGGGTTATCAATAATAAATCTCTGATCAACTGACTGATTAACTAAAAACTGTCTTGTCAGGAATGATCCTTGATAGATCTGTATAGGTTTATCTGCTGTACCAAATGTTGCAACTCCATTTACAATAGTTGCACTTACATCTTCTGGTAAAGAGAATCGATATGATGTATTATTGAATGCTCCAACGCAAGTCAGACCCGCTTGAAGGGTCATAAATGCACCTGTATCATCTGTAGGTACACTGAAGGTTACATACGCTTGTGCAGCACTCTTAGAGCGTGGTACGTAACCAATGTTTCTTGCAAGAGATACTACATTTTCTCTTACTGTTGCTGAATCCAGAAAGGATTCATTGACAATCAAGTTAGAGTTAAATGCATTAATGTAGGTATTGTATGCAAGAGTATCAATCAGGACAGAGAAATTAGAACCTTCAAAGTCAAAATCCGTGAAATTTGAGTTAGCACGGAGATAAGACTTAATTTCTGTCTTAATCTGATCGAAATCTAAGTTAGTAAACTGTGTAAAAGGCATTGTTTATCGTGTTGCCTCTAATAAGAACGAAAATTGTTGCGTTGGAGCCTCTTGCCCCACAATATCGAAAACTACTTTTACGTCAAAACTATTATCATCAGGTCTTGGATCAACGTTGACACGTAAATTATTCACTCTTGGTTCATAAAATTCAACTGTATTGATGATTTGATCTTCAATAACAGTTGCAGTCGCATAATCCACGAAATCAAAGAGACTTCTACGGATTCTTGTGCCAAGAGTGGAGTTAAAATATCGCTCAGTTGGTATAGTTTCGACTAAATTACGTACAGATCGACGGATTGCACGTTCATTTGTCAATACAGGAAGGTCTTTTGTCACAGGATGTGGATCAAAAGCAAAACTAATGTCTTTAAATGCTCTGGAGACCTTCTGAACTGGCATCGAATTGGTACTTTTCGTTCAATTATTTATACCCACTACTCAGAAATCTGACCATAAGTGGGTTCTGTACCATATCCCCAATCATCATAATCATCATCATTACGAATCTTCTCGTGAAGTTCGTTCTGAGTCTTAAAATCGTGCTTTTTAGGCGTCATATCATCATTAGCAATCTCTCTAAGCATCTTTTGATGTTGATGATTACCTATGTTGTCCAAAAAATCGTGCATTTGATTATCCGCGTAGTAGTCAGTGACAAGATGAGTGGTACCCCACATTTCTCTCATGTAGTTAGAATCTCTATCGACAGGTGATTGTCCCATTTTAGCTCCTGATTTACATGAAATCAGAACTTTTAAAGGGGTTGCTATCCCTTAATGCTATTTATTTTCCTCTTCTTCACGTTCTTTTGCTGTTTTCCAGTGATATTCATCTTCTCGTCCCATTCCAAGGCGTTCAAAACCATTTTCAACTTGGTAATATTGAGTTGAAACCTTAAAGTCAGGTACCTTTGGATCAACAGGAGTCAGACTATTATCAAAAATACGTAATCTATTGTTTGGATACAGTGCATACTGCCCATTTTCAAGTTCAATTAGGTTATGAGACTTATGTTCGGCAGGATTTTCACTTGTTGCCCAATCTACGTAGTCTGGATCGTGGTGGTAGTTATCAATTGTGCATACATAAGTGCCTTTTACATTACCATGATCACGAGTGTAACATTCAAAATCCATTGAACCAATGAACTTCTTATCAACTGACACTACACCATAGTCCATACAGTTCCAAAACTGTAAGTTTGGTAGGTTCATATCAGGAGAAGGTGTCTCAGGATCCGTTACAAAGGCACTTATAGGTAATTTGTCATACATTGCTGCATATTCAGGTAGGTAGGTCTCAAAATAAAAAGCACGCCCAGGTATCGATTTAACTGACACCCAGACGCCTTTAACAAATTCACCATGACCAGATTGATGGTCAGTGAGATATTCTTTACGAACCCAAACTTCCACTGAAGGAAGATTTGCAATTAAACATGCCATACATTTCTTTACATGTATGTTTATCTATACGTTACCGCCCCTGTCCGCGATACATCTTTTTAGCATTATTGCGAGAAGAAGCGGCATATTTTGTATTTTTTCCTGAACCTTGACGAGTCTTCTTGGGTTTTCCGGGCATAAACCCGTCTTTGACCACACCGACTTTAGAACGCACTGCCATAATTTAACCTACCTTAAAAACTTTAGTTTCAATATTCGTGGGGTTTGGTGTTCCTTTCTGATAATACTCGATCGAAAGGTCCTCCATAATATCGAAGTATTCTTGTTGTGTCAACCCCTTGTACAAGACTTTACCCTTATGGAGAATTGTATACCTTTCTTCAATCATATCAGATCACACGAGTCTTCTCGTGACCAACTCTGACGCGAGGATCACACCAGATCTCAAATCCTGCCTCTTTTGCATCAAGACAGAATGATACATCCTCTCCACACATATCCTGAACCTCTCCAGATTCAAAAACTTGCATCTTAGGTGCAAACCAAGGATACTTCATATCCTCATGCTCAAAGACTCCATTCTTAATCAGCAACCATCCAAATCCTGCATAGTCTACAGTAAATGGTTTACGACGTTTACCGATACTCTCCCCAGTCTCATGATTCATCACACCACCATTGTTACGGAAATCATCCTCTTCCATCCAATGTGCAACACTAGTTGTCTGACCATCTTCAGTCATATACCAACCACTTGCAATGTCCTTATCCATCAATACTAACTGATAAAACTTCTCACTGTTAAACACAATATCACTATCAATCCACAACTGATAGTCATAGTTCAACTTTCCATCCCAAGGTTTCTGATCAGGTCCACGCAATACATTAGCACCAAGACACTTACAACGTGCAAAGTTCACCATTGAACTATAGTCTTGACTAATCTGAATACTTGCTCCTGCTTGTACTAGATCAAAACACAATTGTACAAAGTTCTTCAGATACGTGTATGATACCCCACGCCCAGGTAGACAAAACACTACAGTCTTGCCTTTTACCATCTCTCTTGCTTTAGCATAATCCCACTCTGGTTCTTTCTTTTCCGCAGTGGGCGCTTTTGCTTTTACTGTAAATCCTTTAGCCATAATTAGGTCAAGTTTGAATTTGAATGCATTCAGTAGTAATTATACTCCAATACTAGGAGTATGTCCAGTTTATTGTTCGGTGATTACGATAGCATCTCCATCGACTTCCATATTGATCTCTGTACCCTCATACCACCCGAACTCTGAGATGATCCATTCAGGTATAGTTACAACATACTCACCAGTTACAGGATCAACCTCTACGGTCGTAAAATTTTCTCCGGGATTTTTTTGCATAAGAAGTATTTCAATTTCCATTCTTGGTTTATATAGAAAAGTGAAGAGTTATACAAATAGGTCGCGAAAGCAAGACTTTATAGCTTACAGGGACCCATTGATTTTATATACACGCGCCCAGGGGCGCCGGCGCACCCGTAGGGGGCACTGCCGATCACGCACCCATAAGGGGTGCTGCACCCCCTACCCTCAGCGGCGTCCTTGGAAGCGGTCCCCTGCGATGTCCTGCAGAGCACCCAGCAACCCGTTGGCGTAGTCGTGCAGCCCCTTGGCGTCCTTAACGGAGGTGTCCAGGAACTTACAGGAGTTTACAGCAAGGCGCACGGCATAGTCGGAGTGGCGCTCAGAGTACAGGCGGAAGTCAGCAAGGCAGGCACGTTCGTCTGCACCGTTACGAATGTAGGCGGCAGCCAGCACGGCGTACTCTTCAGGGGTCCAGCGGGTCGCTTCCTTGCAGCGGGGGTTAAGTGCTGCTTTGGTGGCAACGTGCAACGCCTCCAGAACTTTCTTACCCTTGCGGAACTGCAGGCGGTCCTCGCGGTCCAGGTTGGCAAGTCCGAATCCCTCAACGTAGGAACGGGTCGCTTCGTAGAAGGCGAGGGCGGCAGCGTCGGAAGTGGAGAGGTTCAGAGCAGTCATTTGGTGTCGTTCGTTTGACCCTTTTAATATACACGGAAACGGGGACCGTCCGACGGATGGTGGACAGTCCCCCGACTGGTCACCCTGCCAGACGCATGCCGTTGGCGAAGGGAATTGTCATCATCTGCTCAGTTTTGGCATCTACAAAGTTAAGGAACCATTCAAATTCTTTCTGGAAAACATACTCACGCTTTGTTCCGCAAGTGTAACCGAACTCAGAGAGAAGTGCATTCAGTCGTGACTTTGTAGTCTTGGACTGATAACCACCGTCAAAAAGAGTAAGGGAATCATCATCGATCGTTGCAATTTGATTGCCGTGGAGATAAACAAAACTCACACCTTCGATGTTGATAACTTCGGTGTTATCACACTTCCAGTCAGTGTTACCTTTGATTGCGGCAATCATCTGCTGTTCGATCTTACGCATGGTTGTTCGTGTGTGTTTGGTATGTGTGAATTGTAAGGGGTCAGCGGGTCAGTCGCGATCGCTGATGTTCCAGACTCCCCACTGTCCACCCCCTGCCGGAATGCGACCCTCACGAATCGCCTTGCGCTCTGCCGCTTCCCTGAGCATGGATTTTTTGATCGATTCCATGGCGGCGAAGATGGCGGGGTCGGTCTCACCCTTCTTGATCAGGAACCCGTCGCGGACTTCGTAGCGGTCCTGAAGGTTGGCGGGTAGGTTGTTTGTTTTGTTCATGATGGTATATTTGCACAGATCAGGGGAGACCACAACCCCCCTTGTGACACTTTGCCGACTGTCCCTGGTCAGCCGCCCTGATTAACATTTAAGGGCGCAACAGTTAGTGTTACCTAAGGGGTTGGATTCTCACGACTTCAGGTTCACTCTCATCCACAACTACAGAGATAATATCAAACCCAGGATTGTTGCGCTTACAGTTAGCAACTGCTTCTGATTCTGATGATGCAATGTAACTCAGGATATCATTGCGAGAGTAACCGTTCTGATGAAACATTGTGCCGTAGATGTTGAACTTAATCTCTTGCATTGTCATCAACCTCCGAACATATCATCAAACAGTTGTTGTGAAGAAACTTCTAATTCTTCACGGTGTTCTTGTACCCAACGCTCATGATCTTCCATACGTTTGATAGCAAGTTCACGGGGCAATCCTTCATGCATGATGATGTTACCGTTTGGTAGTTTGTGTTGAAACATAATAAAATCAGGCGAAGTTGTACTCATGAAAGAAAGGGAGATCGTTGCGATTGTCGCAGGATTCCCATACATCATAGAAAGAATTCCATGCTGCTTCGTTATCAACAAAGGTATCAATGTTCAGCATTTCACAAACCCAATCATATGCCATATCTACATCAGCATTTGTATCATTAACGAAGGCAATCATTTGCCCCATAAGGTCATCCCAGGTTGCTTGCATTTCAGGAGAGAGTGGAAAGATTGAAGTGGTTTTGTTCATAATGGTATATTTGCACAGATCGGGACGGATCACAAGCGGTTGTGTGACACCGCGTCGATTGTCACATGCCGTTGAGCATCTCCGCAATCGCCTCTTGGTACTCTTCGTAGGTAGCGAAGCGATCACGGAACCGAGCGGGAACCTCACGGATCGGACGGTCGATGGGATCGCGTCCCTGTTGGATCATCTGCAAGCGGTAGGGGTTTTGTGTTTTGTTCATACCAGTATGATTGCACAGATCCCAGGATTTTGTAGTTCACGGCGATACAGAACTGCGGAAGAAAACCTTAAGGTTGCTTGTGCCAATCTGGCGACTGGTCAGGCAGCCGCGATTCTCAATTATCAAAGTATTTGAGAACCGCAACAGTTAGTGTCACTAACTCAAAAACACATTCTTGACATTTAACACCAAAACTAATTGTTGACACATAAGCACTCATAGGTTAGTGACATTTAAGAATGCACGAATTTATGACAATTAAAAGAGGGGCGCTGAGTGTCACTAACTCATACGCCCCCTATGTGATACTTTGTGTCAATTATAATACTGGCACACTACCAGTTGAAATCATCTTCTTCTATGTTAATGTCAATAATATCTTCATCACCTTCCAGACCTAGAATATCATTCCACTCGAATGATTTCAGGTCTAAGTCATCATAACACTCTATGTCGAGTGTAACACGAACGCGGCGCTTTTGTGCTAACATTGTGTCTAGATGTGTGAGGGTGTGCATTACATTATATCATGCATAATGTTTATACGCAAGCGCATCATAATCTTGCGTATTATGTGCATAATCCTCGTCGAGATCTT